AGCAGCAACGGCTGGAAGTTTAATCCAAGATGCGGGTTTATCATTTGTGGAAGCTTTAAGAGCTAGAGCAATGGTCGTGCAAATGGGTGCAAAATTCCTAGGCGGATTACAAGGGAACTTACCGTTCATTATTCAAGATGGTGTCTCGGCAGCTTCGTGGGTAGCAGAAAATGGTACAGCTTCAGAGTCTAACCTTACGGTTGCAAAAAAGACTTTATCGCCTAAGCGTTTAGCCGCTTACACAAAATACTCTAAGCGCTTGTTAAACCAATCTTCTTTAGATGTAGAGGCAATGGTTCGTCAAGACTTGATTAACGCACAAGCTACGGCAATCGATATTGCGGCAATCAATGGTTCTGGTTCTTCTAACCAACCAACAGGAATCTTAAATACTTCGGGTATTGGATCTGTTACTGGTGGAACAAACGGAGCTGCTCCTACGTGGGATAACCTGGTAGACTTAGAGGCTGCGGTTGCAAATGCAAATGCAGATCAAGGTGCTTTAGGGTACTTAACAAACTCTAAAGTTAGAGGGAAGCTAAAGAAAACTGCTTTAGATGCGGGCTCTGGAATATTCATCTGGGACAGATTAGCAGCAAACGAGTTGAACGGCTACCCAGTAGGTGTTTCTAATAACGTGCCTTCTGACCTTACCAAAGGAACAGGTACAGCCTTATCAGCTATTGTATACGGAAACTTCGATGACTTAGTGATCGGACAATTCGGTTCGGCAATGGACTTGGTAATCGACCCATATACTTCTGCAAAGGAGAATATTGTAAACGTAATTGCTTCTAGCGACTACGATGTAATAGTGAAACGTGCAGCTTCATTCGCTGCAATGGTAGACGCTATTGCCTAAATAAATTCAATCCCGAGGGCTTTCTTTAAAGCTTTTGGGGTTTTATTAATTCTGAAAAACCATTATGATCTCAGAAAATATTAAAGTAGAAATCCTAAAAGGACTTTGCGGCAACGGATTCGGTTATATAGCCGGCCAAGTGGTAGCAATTCCAGAGGATCAAGCCATCGACTTTATCGATAAAGGCTGGGCTAAGGTAGACGCTTCGAACACTAAACAAGAGGAGGATTCATTTGAAGCTAAGGCAGATACCCCTGAGGTACAAGTGCACGATGCCGCCGATGAGCTACCCGAGTCTATGCCATGTAAAGATTTGCTTATTGCCGAGGGTTTAGAAACTCTAGCGCAAATAGCTGCTTTCGATGACTTAACGAAAATTAAAGGAATCGGTAAAAAAACCGCAGAACAAATCCTTGAATATATCGACTAATGATTTTTTCGCATACGCCAAATACAACCTTAGTTATAAGCTTAGCCGAAGCTAAAGAACAGCTACGTTTGGAAGCCTCTTTTACCGACGAAGATGCTTTAATAACGAGCTATATAAATGCGGCAACGCTACAAGCACAGCATTACACAAATCGATTTTTTGTGGATACTGAAGTAAAAGCTTACGCCGATGCTTTCCCTGGCACCGTGATAAGATTGTATAAAGGAAATGCGACAGCCATTACCTCGATAAACTATAAAGATAGTAGCCACGCAGCGCAAACTTGGGCGGCATCAAATTACGATACCGACTTAGTTTCTCTGCCGGGGCGCATCTTACCAAAAGATGATGAAGCCTACCCTTGCGACGATGGGTCTATGAATAACGTAGAGGTTATTTATAGAGTAGGTTGGAGCGATGCAGCAAGCGTTCCCGAAGATATTAAGATTGCGCTTAAACTTAGTGTGTCTAAAATGTATGCCGAGCGCGAAGATTCTATTTTCCGTTTGCCAACACTAGCACAACATTATTTAAACCCCTTTAGGTTGAATTACCTATGAATGCGGGCGAATTAAATAGACGCATTGCTATACTCGAAAAAACCGTTACGCGGTCGAGCTCGGGAGCTGAAAGTTTAAGCTGGAGTACTAAGGCAAATGCCTGGGCAAAAGTAGAAGACAAAGGCGGCAACGAATCCATCCAAAACGATGAGTATGTAATGACTTCTCGCTTAGATATTAAGATTCGATTTCGGAGCGATTTAGATACCGAAATGCGCATACAGTACAACAACAAAGATTATGAGATCCTTTCTATTAGCGAACTCGGTTTTAAGAAAGGCCTATTGATGAAAACTCAAAAAACAGAATAATATGAAAAGTACACCAGCAGATGCGGTTCTTGTAACGCCTTCGGATACAGTAGACTTAGCCAAGCCAAGTTACCTATACGTGCATACAGGAGGGACTTTAAGAGTAACCTTACTCGAAATGGCCGATGGTACTTATGTAGACTATAACCCAGGCGACGACAGAGACTATTCGTTTATAGCCAAACGTGTATGGGTTACCGGAACTACCGCAACAGGAATTATCGCGCAATACGATTAAGAGATGAGTGGAGAGTCTACATATATAAAAGTAGAGGGATTGGAAGAGGTGCAACGCATTCTTCAAAAACTACCTGATGCCTTAACACGCAGAGAACTACTTAAGATGTTTAGACAAGCTGCAAAGCCTGTAGTGTTGAGTGCTAAAGCGAATGCACCAAACGATACCGGAAATCTCGCTGAAAGTATTGGAACCATTACAGGAAAGAGTAAAACATTTCCGACGGTTTATGTAGGTGCAAAAGTGAAAAAGCGCGGAGCTATTCGTCGCATGAAGAAGAAAGGCGGAAAAGTTAACCATTACAATACGGGTGGCTGGTATGCTCACTTTGTAGAATATGGAATTTCTGTAGATAGAAAGAGAAGGCGAAGAGGTAAAACGGGAAGCACAACAGCGCAACCATTTATGCAAAAAGCCATTGCTCAAAACAAATCGGCAATAGAAAAGAATACGAGTAGGGTTATAAAACAATTTGTACTCAGACACGCCAAACGATTAGCGAAGCTATGATAGGAAAAGCCATATACAACATCCTTACCAACGATGCCGATGTAAGCGCAATCATAGGCACTCGGGTTTATCCGGTGGTCTTGCCAATGGGCATTGATCATCCGGCATTGGTATACCGAATTTCGGATGTTCAAGATGTAGGCACCAAGCAAGCTATTGTACAAAAGAACTACAACGTAGAGGTTACAGTAGGTAATATAGATTACGATACCCTGGGCGATATAGCCGACAAAGTTCGGGCGGCTTTAAGTAGAAAAACGGGAACCTATTCGGGGATACAGATACAGCGAAGTAATTGTGTAGCCAACGGAAACGAAGGTTTTGATATTGATAATCAATTGTACATACGTGTTTTAAAATTCGAAATAACTCAAAAGCTATAGCTATGAAAGTAAGAACAATAAAAATAAGCCGTCTGTGTACGGGGCAAGTAAAAGCACCAGGGCGCGAGATGGATATTCCTAAAGACGAAGCCGAGCGCTTAATTGCCGAAGGCCTTTGCATCTCATTGGAACCTAAAGAAAAGAACGTAAGTAAATTATCAACAGCTAAAAACAAATAATTATGGCTCAAACTACAGGAATTATCAACGGAACAGACCTCGTAGTATTTGTGCACAATGGAGGTAGTGCGGGAACAATTGCCGATTATACAGCCATTGCACATTTACAAGACTGTTCGGTTTCACCATCGCGTGGAACCAGAGACATCTCAACAAAAGACTCGGCAGGAAATGCAGAACATTTACCAGCGCAAAAATCGTGGACGGCTTCGGCTTCGGGCTTGTATGCACAAGATGCAGCTTATGGCTACACCGCTTTATTTGCAAAATTTGATGCAGGGACTATGGTTACTCTTATGATTGGAGACCCTACCGATGCAGCAAACTTGGTACACAAAGGCGATGCGTACTTAACAAGTATGCCCTTAACGGCGCCTACAGAGGATAACGCAACGTATTCAGTAGAATTCCAAGGTACGGCTGCATTGTCTTACGGAGCAGCTTCAACTTTATTCTAGAATTATAATAGGGTGCTTTGCGAGGGCGATTTTTCATAGTGGTTTTATCGCCCCGCATTTCACCATAAAACACACTATACTATGACAAATTACATTTCTATTGGCGGTAAAGAAAGACCGATTCGTTTTTCGTACAAGGCTTTAAAAGCCATTTCTACAAAGTTAAAAATTAAGCTTACCGAATTCGATAAGATCCTAGATCAAGTTGATAATATTGGTGTGCTCACCTTTTACGGTTTACAAAGCGGCGCTATTAGCGAAGGTTTGGAAGTAGACTTTAACAAGGCTAAAGTAGAAGATTGGTTAGACGATGCAGGCTTCGGAATTATTGGCGAAGTCATTCAAGCCTTTGGCGATAGCCAAGTGCTAAACGATGACAAACCAAAAGCGGAGGAAGTACTGGGAAACGTGTAAACCCAGATACGCCCATTACCTGGGATAGTCTGGAGGAGTTAGCCCTTGGCGAAATGGCTTTAAGTTCTGATGAGTTTTGGAGCAGCACCCCCCGAAGCTTTACCAATAGACTTAGAGGTAGCCATAAGCGCAAGCAAGAGCGTTTAAAGAACAGTTGGGAAATTGCCCGCTACACCGCTTATTACACATTGGTTCCTCATATAGAGAAAGCCAAATTGAAACCCATGCATAAGCAACTGCCTTTGCCTTGGGATAAACCCGACAAACCACTGCGGAAGATCACGGAAGAAGACACGCGTAAATTGTTAGAGAAATGGGGAGTAAAAGTTTAGCATCGATTAATTTTAGGCTTCTAGCCAACATCAAGGACTTCTCGACCAAGATGCAGAACGCCCACCGTGTTGCAGCAGAGTTTGCTAAGAAAACGGGAAAGATGGGGCGCAATTTATCGCGCAATGTAACGGCACCTATATTGGGTGTGGGTTTAGCAACGGTAAAACTAGCCTCCGACTTCGAAAGTAGTTTCTCTAAAATTGAAAACCTTGTAGGTATAACGGGCGATGAGCTGGAGACTTTTAAAGAGCAGGTAAAAGAGCTGAGTGGAAGTACTGCGAAATCGCCTAAAGAATTAGCCGATGCGCTGTTCTTTGTAACCTCGGCTGGTTTACGTGGTGCCGAAGCAATGGAAGCTTTAACCGCTTCGGCAAAAGCTTCGGCTATAGGAATGGGTGAAACCGAAATGGTGGCCGATGCCGTTACCTCGGTTATGAATGCCTACGGTTCGGAAGTGATGAACGCTGCAAGAGCAACCGATATTCTTACAGGACTGGTGCGAGCTGGTAAGGTAGAAGCTACAGAGATTGCGCCTGTAATTGGTCAGGTAGTAGGTTTGGCTTCGCAAATGGGTATTAGTTTCGAAGAGGTGGCCGCTTCTATGGCGACCTTTACCAAATTAGGGGTTCCCGCTTCGGAAACGGCTACAGGTTTAAAATCCTTAATGAATGGAATGTTAAAGCCTACCGAAAAGAGTAGAGACGCTTTAGCTTCTATAGGTTTAACTTTTGGCGATTTGCGCAAGCGAATTCGCGAAGATGGTTTAGCCGATTCTTTATTATTTCTAACTCGTGCTTTTGATGGAAACCTAGAAGGCTTATCGGCATTGGTTCCGAATGTGCGTGCATTTAACACCATCCTTTCTACGGCGGGTGCACAAGGCGAAACCTACAAACAAGTACTCGACGATATTACCAACTCTACAGGTTTAGTAGACGATGGATTTAAAAAGGTTAGCGCAACTACCCAGTTTAAATTTAACCAGGCATTATCCGATTTAAAAGCCATTGGAACAGATTTAGGAACGACCCTACTCCCTATAGTTACCAGAATGCTCGATAAGATTAAAGAGTGGACGACTGCTTTTAAAGCCTTAGACGACGAATCGAAAAAGAATATTATACGAATTGCGGGTATTGCCGCTGTTATAGGGCCTCTATTAATAGTGATTAGCCAATTAACACTGGCACTAAAAACATTAACGCTCGTAAATCCGTGGGTATTTTTAGGGATCGCAATCGCTGGGGTTGCTTTAAAATTAAGTAGCGATTTTAAATCCGCTACTGGTGTGGCATCAAAAGGAGCAATTGATTTAGCTGGCACTACAAAAACGGCAAAGGAAGAGTTAAGCTTATTGAACGATGAGCTAGAAAGAAGTTCTAAAAATAAGTTCCAAGTAATGCGCGAAGATGTTTCAAAGAAGCGCGCCGCGGTTGTGGAGGAAATTGAAAAGTTAACTCATCTAGCCCGCGACGAGGCTAATGAGTTGTTTCTTTTGGTGATGGATTATAATAAAACACTTAAACTTATTGATAAAAAAGAAGCTGAGTATAACGAATCAATAAGTTCAAGTATAACCCCTACCGCATCAAGTATAACCACGCCTTTACTAACACCTAGTTACGCCGATCAATGGGGCATAGATTTTAACGATGTAATCGATCAGGTAGAGAAGCGTGTTTTAACCTTCGGTGAAAATATGACCAACGTAGGGATAAATATGGCTGAGCAATTTGCTACGGGCTTTGCAGCTCTGTTTGATAAGACTACAGAGATGGTAGAGGTAGGTGACGAAATGGTTGAGCGTGTAGTAAGCTTTAAAGATAAGTTCTCCGACTTCCTTAAAACCTTTTTAGCGGGAATAGCAAAAATGATTATTCAAACGGCAATACTAGCAGGCTTAATGGCTATAATCTTCCCTGGATCCGCGGCTGGCGGTGCCTCCTTTATGGGGAACTTTAAAAAGATACTAGGCGGCGGAAGTCCATTAAAAGGCTTTGCTGCTGGTGGGCAACCACCCGTAGGGCAAATAAGTTTGGTAGGTGAAGCGGGCCCCGAATTATTTGTACCCAATACTTCAGGAACTATAATCCCGAACCACATGCTAGGCGGTGGCGGTACACAAACCATCATCCCAGAGGTAAGAATAAGCGGTTCTGATTTAGTTTTAGTGTTTAATAAGACACTCCAAGAACAAGGAGGAGTTAATATATAGCTATGGGATTACTACATTACAGCAGCACCTTTAAAAGTGAACTAAACCAGGAATGGACTATTACTATCTGGAGCACAGCAGACGCTACTGGAACTGATTTAGATTTTTCACTAAGCAGCGAAGGCTTTAAATTAAACTATAAAAAAGGCACAAAGTTAAGACTAGCAGAAATACAGCCTAGTGATATTACGATAGGTTTTTTAGTGCAAAATGATACTGAAAAGGATTTTGTACATGCCTTATTAGGCAGCGATCAGGGCGATTGGTTTATACGGATTTATAGAGGCGGCTCAATAGCAAGTGCTATCTATTGGGCAGGTTGGGTTACACCCGCCTACAGCCCCTACAAGGATATTTCCTACCCATACAGGGTAAATATAAAAGCAAATGATAGTATAGGGCGCTTAGTAGACAAATATAATAACAGCGTAGAAACATCTGGAGCAGATGACTATAAACCGCTTTTTTATCCTGTTCAATTTTTTCACGATCTTTACGATATAGATACCCTTTTAGGATCTATAGACTATAAATATATATTTGCTTTTGATTGGTTCAATCAAGCGACTACCTACGGACAATATGTGAACCCAATAAGGAAAACATACTACAATAGAGCCGCTTTTGTTGAGGAGAATAGTAATTTCCCGCTAATTATAGGGAACTACTTACATGAGTTGAAAGGCCTTTTAAAGACAATGGGCGGGAAGTTTTTCTTTTCTGATGGCTTTTATAGGATTCAGCAAGATAACGGTTTAGACAGTGATACTATTAGTTATTTTATGTGTGTAAACCCTAACAACTCTGCAACAGAATTTAAGGTAGAAGATACAGGAAACGCTATAACAATAGACAATTCAGAAGCGCCAGCTTTATCTGAAATAGCTAATATAGTAAACGGCTCAACTTACACATACGAGCCAGAACTGAACAGCGTAAGAGCTAAATATATACATGGGAATAAAGGGATAATATTTAACACATCTCAAACCTTTGAGAACCTAACTACTATAGGAATATTAGGACAAGGGAGTAATAGTTATGTGTTAAATCTAAATTTGTACGCTCAGGAAGTTTGGGATAATTCGGTAGTAAATCCGGCCTCCTCTAGTGTTTTTCCTACGCAGGGTTCATTAATAACTTGTGTATTTGAATGCGTATTAAAAGTGGGTAATTATTATCTAGGCGCTGCTGGGGGTGGATGGAGTACCAATTCAGCGAACACCTTTTTAGTGGTAGCTGGTACTGGAGCTTATGGTACACAGTACCCAGGCTGGGGATTACCACCGATTGGCAACCCTTTAGCTTCTAGTAGTTATCTGTATGATGATACTACAGGATACGACAGAGCAACGGCGAAATTTACACAAGCTGTAGACATTCCAGCTCTACCAGCCTACGGAGAAGTCCAATTTAAATTTACGCCCACCTTTTACTATTGGGCTAATGAAATATCTATTACGCAAATATCGTGGTCTAATTTACTAGCAGGGCCAGCAAATCAAAACGCTAGTTTTGGAACTCCTTTTAGCAGTTTACAGAAAATATTAGTTACGCCTAATATTTGTAGTTTACTACCAGCGGAAGCAGCAGAGGAAGAAGATAATTCTATAGGATCTAGTTTTATTTGTTCTCAATCGCCTAGCACACAATCCGCAGATTTAGACTTAGGCGAAGTTCCATTAGGCGAGCCAGTACAGGAGGGCGTAGATAATACTATAAATACTTTAGCTAGTTTTGACGGATCAAATTACATACCGACCACAGGCTTTAGGAGAGGTTCAACAGGTACTTATTTAAACCCTACTCAATTATTACTTAATGAGTACTTGCAAGGACAAGACAAGCCTGTAACAATACTACAAGCAACAATTATATCTAATACCTATTGCCCACACATGGTTTTAAAGTATAACGATGTAATAGATGGCGCAGTCGGAAGGTGGGTATTTTTGCGTGGTTCATTTATTGCGTCTAAGGATCAATGGAAGGGCGAGTGGTATAAACTAGACTTAACTCCTACACCCACATACAGCGATGAGGCAGCAGACATAAATACAGAGCCAACACCTGAAGTTCCACCTAAAATATTAAATGCTCAGTCGCCCTTAATAAATGGCGATATTATACAGGTTATAAGTATCCCTGTAGTAAAAGAGAATGCGCTTACTAATCTTTACGGAGGAAAATTAAAATGCAGCCTAAAATCTGGGCAAAAAATAACCCTAACAGATAGAAACGGAAACACCCCTTTAGAGGTTATAGTTGATGGCGATCATGGCGTAGGAGCTACAACGATCAGCATAGAAAGTATAAACCCGAAAGCTGATTATAACGGAGGGAGTAATCTGTTAATCCAGGCCGCAGACATTACTAATTTTATACCAGATAATTTAGCGCCTGGAGTTAGTGAAACAGCGATATATATAAAGCCGCAGGACTTCAATATTACGGATGATAATAACATGGTAATGTACAGCAAAAAAGAAATGGGTTCTATTCAAGGGACGGAATACGACAGAAGAGAGATTTACTGTAGTACTTTTATCCCAGTGGGCTACCAAATTACGGCGGTAGATGTTTATTCAAACCAGAATAGGGATTTTGATGTTAAAAGCAGCAGGGTTGTATCTAATACCACCGTACTAGAAGAAAGCGGCGGTACTTCAAACACTACTCTATCGGTTATCCCAGCTTGGGAGTCGGTAGTAGATGAGTACATTATAATTACTTTCTATCCTGGAGCTACTACAGACGAGATTTACGGCGCTATGATAACTATAGATGAGGTTTAAATTTAAATGTAAACTACTTACACCTACAATTAAAGCCTTAAAGCTAGTTTGCTTGCATAATTTTGCAGCATGGCACTAGGTTTAGGATTAGGTATAGGAAAAGGATTTCGCAAGGCTCTGTCTATCGTAAAGATGAACCTCCAACTATGGCTCG